TTATCATTATCATAAGTTTGTATCATATCATAATTATATTCATTATTAATTAATTTATCAATAGTAACAGATGGTAATACTTGCTCATTAACTTGCTCATTAACTTGCTCATTAACTTGCTCTTCAACAACTTTCTTAGCCATAATTAGTTACCCCCTTCCTTAGCGTAATGCTTTTTAATTTGTTCTTCAGTCCAATGAGGGAAATTCTTTTTATATATTGCCATAATATCATTTGGCACCACAACATCATTTGGACTTGTTCCTCTCACTGTATTTACGTGAGATTTATTATTAATATTATTATACACACTTTGTTTTGCTGCCTCAGTATTTCTACCAGTCAACGCATCAAAGTTTTCTAACTTATAGGCATCTACAATGTTTGCTCCTTTTTTAACTCTTTCCACAATACGGTCGTATGATGGATGAGATAATAAATCATTAACACTTTTGATGCTATTGTCAAGTTTACCTATCTCAGCAACTTGTTCTTCTAGTTGTCTTTTTGCTTCACGTTCTTGTTGTTCAGCAATTATTTGTCTAGCTCGTAACACTTCGCTATTATTATCAATTATATTATTTACATAATTTTTGAATGCATCTTTATCTTGCACACCAAGTTCTTCTAATTGTTGTTGTGCAGAATATTCTTCTAATTCAGCCCAATTTTCAAACCCTCTGGCTTTTGCAATCTTGTCCAATTTACCGTTGTATTCTTTTTCAACATCTTCACGTATTTTGGCTCTGTCACTATTTAGTCTTTCTGAGTATTTTTTTGTTGCTGATTTAGTATGTGCATCCTCATTGTTTGATGTATCTTGTTCTTCAGTTTCACTAGTACCATCTGAGAACACCATATCATCGTCTATGTTGTCACCGTCAACATCTCCAGTTTCTTCTGGCTCATTAGCAGGTGATTCTTCACTAAATAATTGAATATCTAGTGGAAATAATTTTAATAACTCTTTCATTCTCTTTTTTCCTTTCGTGCGATTTCCAAGGCGAATGTCGGTGCACTTCCGTTTTGCAGCCTCTCACTTTTCAGTGGTAATAGGGTGTTTTACTATTTTCCACTTTTTCCAGTTCTTAAATCAGACCCACGTTTTACTTTAGGTGATTTAGAGTTTGCTGTTTTGTAAAGTGCATCAACAACTTGATTTCCTTTGTTCTTAATGCGTCCAGCATAACCTTTTTCCATAGTAACACTCCTTTCGATTATTCACATATTTATACACCTAACGAAACCCTCAACAGCATGTGATATAGGTGTCCTGTTTCCCTTATAACTCCCAAATATTTTTAATATTTACTAGCGACACTTCTATTACTGTTATTTATTTCAGCTTGAGTTTTAGCAGCATCACTTTGGCTCTTAATCAACTTCGCTCTACTATTTTCAGTAGCAGATTGAATTTGCATTGCTTGTTGATCTTGTTGCATTTGAAGTTGTCTTTCTTGAGCCTCTTGTTGTCTTTGTAATCTGTCACTTGCAAATTTGAGTGCTTGTTTAGCACCTGGATAGTGTAATGTATCCATCATTTGCCAATACATAACTAACGTGTTAGCATCGGCTGCATCACCGTATGCACCACTTACAAAGTTATTTCTAGTTTCAGCCCACATTAATTGACGATTATTTGCTAATGTTGAACTTTCATCAGTGTCAAATACAAATTCGTCATCGTAGAAATATTCACCAGCATCATCTCTATCAATGAACATACGTTTGTCAAACATTTTATATTGCATTTGTCCATATTCATCTTGATAGTAAATACTTCTAGGTTCATCAGCATATGCTAACATGAATTGGAACATAACTTTATATAAATCAGCGTAAGCATCATTTTTCATTGTTTTCTTACTCTCAAATCTACCAGCGGCATTTTCAGCACTTATTTGTTTTGCTTTACCACTAGTTGCTGTGCTATCTTCACGTCCTTGATAACTATTAGTAATACCAATTGTTTGACGTGCTACATTATAGTTTAACTCTAAGAAACCTAAATCAGTTGATATATTTGGTTGAATAGCAACGGCATCAAATAGTGCTTTTTGACTAGGGTCTTTCAACTTAACTATTTTTAATTCTTCATCTGTAGCTTTGAAGTCACAGTCCTCAGGTATGGTTACAATAGAACCACCTTTTAATAATTTTTGTTTGATTTTATCCATTGATATATTCAAATCATTTTGTTGGTCTTTGATGGCATCTACATCACTAGAACCAATAAATGAATTACGTTTACTAACGTTTACACGTTTTACAATAGGAAAGGTTTTTGGAGTGTAATATGGTACCTCAATTTCAATGTCTTCTGCTAAAGTTTGACCTGTAAGTGGGTCAATTTTATTTTGATGTAGTGTAATCTTTTCGTTAGTAACGTCTTTTAATTCAAATTTCTTACTACCACATTTAGGACATTTGTCTTGGTCAGCAATTTTAGGTTCATTACATTTACTACAACGATATTCTTTTCTTGCAAAATAGTTTTCTAAGTCGTTGATTACTATGTCATCTACCCAACTGAATAGACAAATGTTATTGTGATTATCTTTATAATAACAATAAATATGTGTTACTAAGTCATCATTATTAGTCTCATCCATATCTGGATCAGATTGAGATATATCTCTTAATTTTGGTATTTCAATGTCATATCTGTTTTTAATATCTAATTTAGTTTCTTCTAGTCTTAAGAATATATAGTCCATATCATTAATAGCCACTATACCTGGTTGTGGTATAACACATCTTGGATCTAAATCACTTACTTTAAGTTTACCAACAGTATTTCTTGTATTAACACTATTATCCCACTCAACGTGGAAGAAACTTGCACCAGCAATAGGTGTTGTTCGTGCTTGCATATCGGCAATCTTATCAAAATCTAATCTATCAATTTCGTTCATAATATAATGCTCAATTGTCATAGCACGGTTCTCGTTACCAGATAAACTAGTAACTTTAGGCATAGGTACAACTAAATCAGTTTGTGACTCTATAAGTTCAAAAACAACTTTACGTACACTATCTGTTTTACCAGTAACTGCACCATCTTTATTACGAATGTCTCCTGAACCCTCATAAATATTGAAGTAATTATCAATTTTACTAAGGATATTACGATGTTGATTTAATGCTTCTGCATATTTATCTTGCCAAAAGTGTAGTTTTTCAGAATTACCTCGGTTGTCTATTTGTTGATTTAGATTACCTGCTTTTTTATGTGATTTCCCCATACAAACTCACCATCCTTCTTTTGACATAATCAGAGCCATTGTAATAGTCTTCTATCATGTCCTCTGTCCATTTCATTTTATTTTTACATCTAATATGCTCAATATCTCTAGGAGCAGTTACCCAATATGTACAGAAATAACGTATAGCATCTAAACTATGGGTAATTTCATGAGGTGTGATACTCATATCGTCACCTTTTTTCTCATCATATTGAGCAAGTGGAATACATCGTATCAAGTTGCTACAAACGTTGAATATTTTAAATTTAGTAGTTTTTATAACACCCTCTGGTGTTATAACTCTATCTATACGCATTGTATCTTTCATCCATATCCATCCGTTTATTCTATCACGGTTAACTTTTGTCAAAGTTATACCTTTACTATAAAATAAATCGGCTGTACTTTTACCAGTTTGAGCATTTCGACTCCATAAATCATCTGGTGCTAGAGTTAGGTCTACATCTCTTTCAGTAAATCCTAAGTCTTTAGTAGCCTGTTTTATTAATTCTACAGCATCAGTTACTATAACATTCGGTTCATATATTTCGTGAATAACATCAATATTATTGTGATTATCAACTATTATATGATAACAAGCCAACATATCTAGCCCGTAGTCAAGTGTTCGATATAGTCGGTAATTATTAGGTAATTTTCTAGGATATATTACTTGTATATCTGGGTCAAAGTCATCAAAGAACATGTTCTCATAAACATCCCATGACCCCTCTAACATCATCATTCTACGTTTTTCTGGTAAGTTTTCAAGTGTTCTTACATACTCAGGGTCATTGTCAAGTAACCATTTATTATCATAAACACTAGAACGAATAAATACGTAGTCATCTGGATTTTCTCTACCTTTATACTTCCTATCAACAAATAGTCTTTTAATATATGCGTGTCCTACTCCACCCAATTTGTTATCGTAAAGGCTTTTTATCCTCTACTTCTCATAGTTTCCTATGAGTTCAGCATACCTTATCAACTCTCGTTGTTGGATACTCTTGGAGAGATTATATTTATTCACTCTCTATGCGTTACACCGCTTACTGCCTTTCGCTATCAGTAAGTTTGGCTCGGGATTACCATAGGTGCTACCCCTTAGGCTTCCCCGATTTTACCCAATTTTTTAACCCCAGTTATTTAGTTGGTGAAACATAAATGTTTAGGGTTACACGTGAAATACATACGTGGTGGGAATGGTTTAGCCATTAACCCACTAGGTCTGTTTGACTCAGTTAATGATTGGAACTGAAACTCGGTAAAGTGTGTTGCTTCTTCAAGACATATTACCTCATACGCTTGTCCTTGGAATTGTAAAACGTCATTCTCACTGTCACAATAGCCTAACTTAATACGTGACCCATTATCAAATAAAAACTCTTTCGTAACTTCTTTGTATTGAGCAATTTTATTGTTAGGATCTTTATCTTGAGTTCTAAGCATTTTTTGTAACGGTATCAAGTGGTTTTCTCGTAATTCACTTAAACTTCTACGAAGTAATAATATTTGTATACCTGGTTGACTCAACGCTAGAAGTATTACCTTCCAACGCATTATGAAACTTTTACCCCCACCTCTTGCACCACCAAAGGCAATGTATCTTGCCTTAGCTTCAAGAAATTCTACTTGTTTAGGGTAAAATCTAGGAATAACTAAATTTCTAGCCATTACTCACCATATCTTCTCACTTCATCAGCCATAGTTACATTTATAGTTGTGTCTTGGAACACTTTATCTGCTGGTTTTTGTCCAATAGTATCCCTGACCACCTCGTACGCTCTTGTGTCTCCATAACAGGCTTTCATAATCATAGCCCCCGCCATGAAATCACTAATGGTTGGGCAATCAGGTACGTTTTCGTTATTCATTAGTTCTACTAGTTGTTGTCTATCAACTGGTAGTCCTAATAATGATACTAAACTCTCTCTAAATGAGTTATCACTAACGCTTTGTTTTTTCATAACTACTAACTCATCAGTTTTTATATTTGCTAGTCCTGTGAGTATTGCTT